ACGAAGAGACTCAAAAAATAGAGTATGAAATACTTTCTCACTTTGAGCCATTGTTTTTAGCTGGTAACTCAAGAGATAAGCCAGTTGGTGTATGCTATCCAATTGAGTACCAGGGTAACTCAAGAATGGACACACCACTGCACGCAGTGTGGACAAAAGAATCACACTATTTATTAGATGATCATGGTAATAAAATATCAGTAAACGATGGAGACATTAATCCATACGGCATATTACCAGTAACCTTCTCACATCGTTATCCACCAATAAGAGATTATGAGGTTGGAAATGCAATTGATGTTGCACAAACAGATTTAGCGGTAAACGTAGCGCTTTTGGAATTAGAAATTGCAATACGGTATGGTGCAATGGGAATCAAATTTGTTAGCGGAGTCGATGATGCATCACGTATTTCAATTGGTACAGACAAAATATTATACCTCCCTGAAGGTGCAAACTTTGGCGTGACTAACGCTGGTGGCTCACTAACAGAGATTATAGATGCCACAAGGTTTTTAGTGGAAACCACATTAAACAACAATCATATACGCGCGAAGTACGCTAGAGATGACTCTGGAAACGCTCCAAGTGCCGCATCACTGAGTATTATTGAGATGGAGAACATGGATGAGCGTTCTGCAATGACTGAGGATACCTGGAGGCCGTGGGAACATCGTAGATACGAGGTAGATAAAGCGATTATACAAACTGAAGTCAATATTAATGTAGGCGATGATTATAGTATTGATTTCTTAGAGCCTAATTATGCATTAACGCCAGAAAGTGAAATTATGTTATGGAGTTGGCGTTTTGATCGTGGACTCGCAAGTCCACAAGATTGGTTTGATTACCATAATCCAGATGCTAGTGATGAAGATAGAAAAAAGTTTGAAACACTACAAGCATCACAGCAAGAAGAACAAGCACCACAAAATAGATTATTAAACATACTACAGAATGACAATAGACCAAGTAATTGAAGAATATGAGTCATCCATAGATTATGCAATAGACCAATTTATAAATGACACAAAAGAATTAGAAGATGAAGGATTATCAGTAAGTGAGATACTACTTATTATTGCTGCGGTGGACTTTACGTCCTACTTTATTGAAGAGTTACGTTTCTCTACCGCACTCAACGCCAGCTTGGTTGCTACGGAAGATATTTTGGCTAATCTGCGCTTTTTTGGGAGTACCACAGAGCAACAACTTTTGGCGTTGCAAAACATTCAAAAATTCAACATTGAAGGTTTAACTAGACAAGTGACTAGCTCAATGCAAAGTTCTATGGCGCAAGGTATTGCCACAAAAATGGACAAGGATAATCTCGCTACCTTAATGCGTGCTAATATCAAAACGCAAATTCCTCGTGTAGAAAATGTGATTGGCACGCAGTTGTCCAATTTCCAAAGATCAGTGGTTTTACAAATGGCGGTTGATTTACCACAGAATACATTGTGGGAATACATTGGCCCAGATGATGATAAAAATCGTCCAGTGTGTAAACAGTTCTTAAGTACAGATCCACTCACTGAATCTGAGATTAGAGCAGTCAAGCCAGACGCATTAGAAACGGCTGGTGGTATAAATTGTAGACATTTTTGGTATCCACTTGATGTTTAAGTTTTCAGAAATATTAAAATTTAATTCTAGTGCGCTAAAGATGTTTGGTACGTCATTAACACGCGCACATCGTAAGCAGATTGACAAAGGTATTGATGCTAATGGATCTACTTTTAAAAGATACTCATCAAGCTACAGATCACGTAAAGCGGCTGGAAAATATAAAGGTCAGATCAGTAAACAAGTCAGTCCACCAAATTTAAAATTGACTGGTAAGATGATGAAAAGTTTTAATGTCATTGATACTAGTATAAACAAAGAAATGAGTATTAAATATGGAATTAAAGATTCCGCACAAGGCCAAAAGATGAATATAAATAATGCAACACGTTTAGTTGCAGATAAACAAGCAGTTGGCCCAATGGTTGAAAAAGCTATTGTAAAAGGATTTGCAGATCAAATTGGCAAAAATTTATCGCGTATGACAACGACCAAATACATAGTAAGTATGTAAAGGAGTGGACAGATGTCCGAAGAAGCAACTACACCAGAAGCAGCGCCAGTGGCGCAAGGTCAAAGACCGCCTATTGAAAAGAAAGTGTCTGTAGAGGTGGCTACTGATAGCCAGGAACAATCGGTTGACACTGCGCCAGATGTCAATCAATTAGTGAGTGAATCTCGCAAGTATCGTAAAAGGGCGCAATCAAGTGAAGCGGAACTCGCAAAACTGCAAAAGCAAATTGCTAATGATCGTGAGAAACAAATGGAATCTCAAAACGAATGGCAAGCGCTTGCAGAAGAAAGAGCGGCTCGTATTTCAGAACTTGAGCCAATTGTAGCTCAAGCAAAAGAATATGAGACACAAACTAGAGAAGCCATGCTTGCTGATTTAAGTAATGAAGATCGCGATATGTTTGGAGACTTACCGTTACCAAAACTACGCGCTATTCATGCAAAATTAACTCAAAACAATCAAAGATTAGCCGTGGCAAATAACCCAGCAGTACCAGTCAATGAAGTACCTGAAGATTGGACAAAGCTGAGTCGAGATGATCGAGTTAAAAATTGGGATAAAATTGTCGCACGCTATCGAAAATAAAGGAGTCTTAAATGGCTAATTATTATGGATTTACTGGGGATGTAACTCAGAAATCTGATGTAGATGTCTTTGTACCAGAGCTATGGGCAACTGGCGTAAAGCGTTACTTTGAAAAAAACCTAGTGTTAAAACCATTCTTTGACGATTACTCAAGTTTAGTAAGCGGAAAAGGAGATGTTTTGCACATACCTACAATGCAAGAAGTCAGTACTGCTGATAAATCTGCAAACACTTCAGTAGATTTTACTGCATTAGTGGAAACAGACATTGATCTTGCAATTGATCAACATCGCTATGCCGCAAAGTTACTTGAAGATATAGGGATGGTGCAATCCAATGAGCAGATGTTTGATAAGTATGCGCAAAGTATGGCGTATGGTTTATCTAAAGCAGTGGACACTAAAATAGAAGCACTGTTGAGAACATTGGGTACAACTCAAAACTTAGCAGCAGACAATAGTATGTCTAATGCGGATGTTGAAACAGCGATTGGTACATTGTTATCAAATGATATTCCTCAAGATGAATGTGCGTTCTTTGTGAACCCATTAATCTACGCTGATCTACTAAACTCAAAAGCCTTTGTTGCGGCTGGTGTTTCTGGATCAACGAGTACATCTGCTGGAGTTGGTTTTGGTGCAGATAACCAAGCAATGAATCAAGGTGTTGTTGGCACGCTTTTCGGAATACCAGTTTTCACTAGTAGTTTAATTGATACTGCAACTGGTTCTGGAACTCATGCTGGATACCTATGTCATAAATCGTCGGTAGCTTTAGCAGTTCAGCAAGATATAAGAACTCAGGCGGAATATGACGTATCCTATTTAGGAACGAAAATCGTCTGTGACATTATCTATGGCGCTGTAATCACAACCTCAAATCATGTTAAAGGAATTGAGTTCTTAAATCCTTAAATCCTGATCAATCATGCACCAGGCTTTGGCGTTTTGTCATCGCCTGGTGTATAAGTAGGAACACAAATATGTATATACTAAAAAAAGAAAAACATTATTGTCATTGCGCTACTCGTGAACAAGCACAAACACTTGTAAACGATGGTTATGAAGTAGTTAAAACAAAGATACCTGGCGCAAAGATTGTAAAACAAGAACCTAAAAAGAAGATGTCTAGTAAGAAAAAATAACTTTTTAATTACGGCTCGTTCACGGTTCGCCTTTAACCTTAGAGAGTAGGAGAATAAATGGCAACATCAAACTTACATCATTACACTTCGCAAGAAGCACTTAACATTATAACCGCGGCTGGTGGCTGTGACTATGTCACTAACGCAACCGTTAATTCACACACCTATTGCGCAATTCAAGCTTTATCTGTCGATTGCGTAGTCACTGCAACTTCAACTGATACCGACATTTGGGATACGTTAACAGATGTCACTATACTCGCTGGTCAAACTATTTATGGATCTTGGTCTAGTGTAGCAGTGGCAAATGGCGATTTTGCATTAGTACATAGAAAATCTAGTTAGGAGTAATCATGGCAAACTTACATAAACGATCAGTTCAAGAAGCTTTAAACGTCACAGTTGGTGGAAATTGGAGTGCAAATAGCGCTGGTACGGCTGGATCAAGTGCTAATGTAAATAATTCAACTCATTTAGCTTTAGCCACTATGACTTCTACGCTTGGAGTTTACAGCGCAGTAGAAATTTATTTTAATTTTGCAACATCTGGTACAGATGTTAATGCATCTAATGATTTATTGATTCCAAAAAACACAATGATTTTTTTAACAGTGCCGCGTGGACTTGGAAATACGGTGTACTTTAATTATAACTCGACCAGTACAACTACTGGCGCAGTACGCACGGTGGAGATTTAAATGTTTAATCCAATGGGGTCGTCAAATCCGCAAGACCTTGGTAATGGCGGTACGATTGATGGCAATCTAGTTATTACTGGAGATTTACAAGTTGATGGTGGTGGATCACTTAGTTTTGATGAGATAATAACAGGTAATTCCAATATCACTGGTACATTAACAATAGGCTCTGATGGATCTGGTTCTGATGTAACTTTTTATTCAGCAACTGCTGGAGACAGTTTTGTCTGGGACGCTTCTGAGGAAAAATTAACAATTACAGGAACTAATGGGCAAGTTGCTTTAGCTATTGCAGATGGAAATGTTACAATAGCAGATAATTTAGATGTAGACGGAACACTTAATGTAGATGCTATTGACATTGATGGTGCTTTACAATTAGATAGTACACTTACAGTAGGTTCAGATGGCTCTGGTTATGATGTTGTGTTTAATTCTGCAACTGCTGGAGACAATTTTACTTGGGATGCTTCAGAAGAAAAATTAACTATTACTGGTACAAATGGACAAACAGCTTTAGACATAGCTGATGGTAATTTAGTCGTAGCTGATAATGTAGATATTGAAGGCGATATAGATATTAATGGTACAACAAACTTAGATGCAGTTGATATAGATGGTAATGTTCAATTAGATGGAACTTTAACAGTAGGCGTAAATGATACTGGGTATGATGTTAAATTCTTTGGAGATACAGCAACAAATGGTTATATGCTATGGGATGCTAGTACAGATGATTTAATACTTGGCTCATCATCAAAATTGGGACTTGGAACTGATTCACCTAGTACATTATTACATTTAAAAGCATCGACACCTGCATTAAGACTTGAAGGAACTAGTAGTAGTGCAAGGGATTATGATATAAGAACAGATGGGGATGAAATATACATTGAAGGAGTTGGTGGAAGTTCTGGTGCTTTTTTTACTGGAGAAAATGGCACTTTTGGATTTAAGGTAGATTTAGGAGCGCCAACAAACTCATTTTACCTTAATCCTTCTGGAAACGTAGGAATTGGAACTGCTTCTCCAGATGCAAAGCTCGAACTGGAAACTGATGGAGCTGACCAAGAATTAAGATTATCTTGTCATTCAGACACAGAAGCACATACAAATACACTATCATTTCTAAAATCAGATAATACAGGTGCAAGTCCAGCTACAATAGATTCTGGTGCAGTTCTTGGTACAATAGCATATTATGGATATGATGATAATGGATACGATACTGGTGCTAAGGTTGTTGTATCAGCAGATGCTAATTGGAGTGCTACCGAAAGAGGGACAAAAATGTCTTTCTATACAAGAGATGCGAATGAAGCTCTATCTGAAAATTTAATTATAGGTGCTGATGGAAATGTTGGAGTTGGAGTTACTCCAGAAGCTACCAACTCAACAATGACCTCGTTGCAAATAGGTGGAAATACTAATATCTCAACTCTTACTGCTCAAGGTGCTAGTGGTGAAGTAGATTTTGGGCATAATTATTATTTTAGTGCATCTGGAACTGATAAATATATAAGCACAGATGAAGCTACTCAATTTAGACAAAGTGCTGGAAATTTTAGGTTTAGAACTGCTCCAAGTGGTAGTGCTGATGCTGATATAACTTTTACAGAAAGGATGGTAATTACTCAAGCTGGAAACATAGGAATTGCAGAAAGTTCTCCAAGTTCTTTATTTCAACTTAAAGTTGGTTCAACAACTTCTGGTGCAAATAATGCCAACAATTTAAGAGTGACTTGTGATGCTGGAAGTACTGGTGATTCTATTCAAATTGGTATTAATGATGGCACTTATGGCTGGATTAATTCAAAAAATGTAGGAACTGGAACTTTACCATTATTAATTAATGGTCTATCTGGAGAAGGCTCTGTTTATATTGGAGGTTCTTATAATTCAACTGCTGGTATTGTTTTAGACTCTAACTCTCGCATTTCTCTTAGTAATAATGATAGTGGTGGAACTGGTGGTCAAGGTGGTACTTCCTCTGGGAACACAATTTTGGGATATTTGGCAGGAAATGCCATTTCTGACGGTGATGTAAATAACACTATAATTGGACATGAATCAGCAAAGTTATTAGATAATGGAGATAATAATGTCGCTATTGGAACTGGAGCGATGGATGCAACAACAGCATCAAGTGATAATATTGCTATTGGTAGGTCTGCTTTAGGTGGTGGAAATGTTACTAATGGTAAAGCGATTGCCATCGGTGGAGATACATTACAAGCTATGACATCTGGGAGTACAAATGTAGCAGTAGGATACTCTAGTGGAGCATTTCTTACATCTTCTAGTAGTAATACTTATTTGGGTTATGAGGCTGGAAAAGGCGTAGATGGAACGCCTCAAACTGGTGGTAATAATGTTGCTATTGGACAAGGGGCTGGAATTAATTTGCAAGGAGCAGTTACATCAAGCACTTTTGTGGGTACTGCCTCTGGAGATGTAGTTACAACAGGTACTAACAATGTTTGTATTGGAACATTATCAGACCCAAGTAGTGCAACTGGTACAAATCAAATTGTAATTGGAACAAGCACAACTGGAGTAGCAGACAACTCAGTAACTCTAGGAAACGCTAGTGTAACAGCTGTTTATATGGCATCAGATAGTGGAGCAACAGTTCACGCTGGGAATGTAATTAGTAATTCGAATCACGCAGTTGAAGGTTACTCTACTGGTAGAAATGTGATAAGGTCTATTCGTTTAAATATTTCACCTGGAGATACACCAAATACTAATATCAGCGTAGACCACGATACAACTGCTGGAAGGTCATTTAATACACCTTCACTTACTGATGGAACTAATATAGCTAATAATGCAAGTAGTGGTTCATTTGCATTAAATGATGGCTCAACTAGAATTAATATAGATGTAAATAATGCAATAGGAATGTTGTCCGATAGTGTAATAGTTCACGATTTAAATAGTTCTGGTACTGGAGGAGGTGGTTCTTATGTAGCTGGAGAAACATATTTTTCAAATACAGTTGTATCTAGTAATGACTTGAGTATTGCACTTATGAAAGCTGGAAGTCAATCTTTAGTAGATTGGAGAACTGTGCTTGATGCTGGGGATTCAATAACAATATTAATAACATATATGGCATCATCTTAAAACAAACTTAATTAAGGAACATAAAATGAATTGGTCGGAGTACAAAGAAAAAAAAGGTAAAACAGCAGATTTTAAAAACAAAGAAAAAATTATACAAGAAGCAGTACCTGAAACAAAAGATAAAGATGGTAAGATTATATATAAAGCTATAGAAGAAAAAAAAGAATCTTATGTAGTGATAAGTAAAAAAATGTGGAATAGTGAAACTGGCGAAGTTATGCCAGACAATGAAAAAGAATACACATTGGCAGAGCTTAAGTCAGAAAAGAAAAAATATGATAATGAAATACAAAAAGCTAAAGCACAATCAGATGGTCTTGCACTTGCTATAGAAGATTTTAAAAAACTTTAATTAACTAACAAGGAAACACAATGGCAAAAAAACAAAAAGAAAAGCCAATGTTAAATCTCGATGGTAAAGAATACGCAATCGAGGATATGACAGATGCGCAAAAAGAACTAGCAAATGAAGTAGCTAGAAACCAAAATCACGTTAATGACTTAAACAACAAACTAGCTACAAATCTGCACGTAAATGAGCAGTTGAGTGCTACGTTAAAAGTCTTTAATGAGAAGCACCAGCAAGGCGTTAAAGAGCTTAAAAAAGCTATGGAGTCTGCTGCGTAAATGATAGTTCGTAAATGCGCTCAAGATCACAACGTAGTGATTCATTTAAATAAAAATCCAGGAATGGTTAAAAAGTTAAGTGAAACTAAAACGTTGAAATATCCAAATAGTAAAAAATATTTTCTAGTGGTAGATGATGAAATAAAAACTAAGTCTGATTCATTTCAAACTATAGAATTGGCTTATGTGGCTGAATGTGCAAAACTGCACGAGTCTGGTCATGGGCGCATTGACATTGTTAAACATAAATTAGTAAATAATAAGGTTGTAGAAAGATGAACAATAGAAGTACTAGTTATGATATTCCAGTGAAGTATATTTATGTCAAAAAGTGAAATGAAAGCACTAACATATTATTTGCTTTTCTTAGTACTAACATTATTAATGGTTACAGTAGTTAATGGTTGCAGTGGCTGGTCTGTAATGGGATATAATTTAGATGGTGCTAATGACTCAGTGTTTGATGAAGTTATACAAGATTCTATAACTCATTATTATCACGATATTAGAGTTGGACAAAATTGGTGTTTTTATCATGCCCAATATGAATTAGTAGAGTTGGTAAGTGAATGATGTTAAAACTGCTAGGTCTTATCGCGCTGGTGTGCTTGATGACAATGCTATTATCAGTATCAACCTCAAATGGTTACTACAGCTTACTGTATTGGTGTGTAGCCTTGTATACGGTTATTGGCGTATCGAAACCAGAATTAAAAATCTTGAGAATGGAATATTATCAGCAAATGCAGAAATTCGCAACTTACTTACTAAACATGAGCTGGCTGAAGCTGAATCCATTGCCGCGCTACAAGAAGAATTGAAATTTTATCAAAAATTAAATCCTTGGAAAAAGAAATAAATGCTACAAGAATTTGCAACACTTTATGGAGATATTGGTCTTACTGGCTGTATAGTGGCCTGTTTTTTATGGTTGATTTATACTATGAATACGCGTGCATCTAGTCAGGCTGAAAGTTTACAAACGCTTACAGTTTTAAACGAGGGCCAAAGTAAAGATATAGAAGAGATCTTAAAAGAAATAGAGAATCAAACTCAGATCGTAGTTAAGCTAATCGAGAGACACAATAAATCAGATGCTAACTCTGAAAGACGTGCAGAAAAGCTGACAGAATCTAGTGAACGACGACAGTCTAATATCATTGCTGAGATTAATGACGTAACCGATTCTCTG